TGTGCCGTCAACACCAATGATGATAGCATCACCATTACGAATATCCATCAATAAAGCCATTGCTTGGTCATATAAAGTTTGAGCATAAGCGGAACCGTCTGCTTCATCCTCCGCTACGAGTCTGGCGTAGAATTGTGCTGCGATTAGTAAACCTGAAATAGTTGAAATAATTTCAGGAGTACTTGCAGGGTCTACCCATAATGCAACTGTATCTAAATCGACTACAGAAGCTATGCGGGTTCGAACCAGACGGTCCGCTTCAATGGATAGATCGGTAATCTCACTATCCATAGCCTGAGCTTTATCGTCAGGTAAATGCTTATTTACATCGGATAAAGCTGCGTATGCCATGATAAATTGAGTAGGGGGTATTAACCCCCTACTCGTTATCCTCCGGTTCCTCAGTCATTGCTTCTGCATTCTGAGTAGCCAGAAGCATCGCATCATCATCTGACATTGCATCTTCTGCAACACGAAGCTGATCGTTGATCTGCTTCTGAACGAATTCAAGTGGAGAGCCTAGGAAATCAGAAGGCATATCGGGAAACTTTGCAGCCCGAACTGCCTTTGAATCACAAAGCTGATCCCACTCATCATCGTCTACACCGAGCTTCTTTGCTGTAACTGATTCGCCCGCCTTCACAACTCCGTCAGCGTGCTTAATATCAGTCCATGCATACATTGTTGCCATTTTTTATCTATCCCCTTCCGTTACGATAGTGCCGCAACAGCGGTCTGGATGAGATAACCAGCAACGTTGGAAACGATCTTCACATCATACTCATACGTTGTACGATGCCAATCGCCTCTTGGATCATTCTCACGCCATGAATCAACTGCGCGAACTTCACCATTAGGCTGCGGATAAACGAATGTCTTTGCAAACGTCTTAGTTCGCTGGCCAGGCGTTGGATCAACAAGACCGATCCAAACGTCCTGACCCCAGAACGAAGAAATGCTCTCGGTTGCATAAACATTCTGTGCAGCATTGTACTTTGAATCAACGATGAAGAAGTTAGCAGGTGCAGGAACGTTGAGTAGCTGCTTCCAAGCTTCTGGATCAGTTAACGCAAAGTTCTTGAACCTATCAACAACACGAGGATGCCCTTCAATAACGCCAAGAGCGTCAATCGGAATCACCATCGTATTCGGCCAGCGGCCAGTATCAAGATAAACACGCATAACTGCTGTCTTGATATCTGCAACTGGATTAGAAACGATAGAAGTTACCTCACCAGGCGTTACATAAGTGTAATCAGACCACTTAGCTGCACCTGCAAGTGCTGTAGTATGACCTGCTGCATAGTTTGCTGTATTACGGAAACGAGACTGAACTAGATTCTCATGACCACGAAGTAGTCCACCCGTAGTATCTTCCGCAACATCACGATCTGGATCAATCTGTAGATCGCCACCAAACGTAGCATCTGCAAGTCCACCCTGAGAATTTAACTCACGCCGTTCTTCATCAGCAACAAAACCCTTAAGTGCGTGCTGCTGAGTCTTGTAAGTATCTTCACTCCACTTGCGAGGCTGAATCGTGCGAGTCTGCGTTCCAGGCTCGCGTCTATCTGAATACAGTAGCCAGTGTGAACGATCGAAAACGCGATATCGTGCGCTCTTTGATCTCACCGTCATTTCCGGTGCGAGGCGAGTGCCGTATAGCGTCTGTTCCTCGTATCCCAGAGAAAAACCAGTTAGAATGGGATCGATGTATAACTGCTGAGGATCGTAAGCCATTTAGTATCTCACCTCCCTTACGGAATGAGCGCCAGACCAGGCGTTAGAAGGACAGGAATAAGATCACCAGCAACGCCGGTATTTAAAGCAATACCAAGTGGCCGTGCACCAGTATTTGAAGCAACTGCCTGACCACTTGCATCCATAACGACAATCGTGCCTAGTGTGATTCCACCAGTACCAACCTTAATTAAGGAAGTACCCATGAGCCACACTGTTGCACCTTTACCCTCTAGAATTTCACCAGAAGTAACTCCGAACTGGGTAATACCAATCCAAAGATCACCTTCTGCCGTAACAGGGGTAACTGTCTGGTTAGCGGATAGTTTAACTGCTGTATACTGAGTTAGTGCTGCTGCTGCATCAAAACCTAACTCAAGAATACTGTTTCCACCTTCGGCCATTACTTCTCACCTCCCTCATGTGCGGGGCGGTAAGTAGAACGATACGCTGAAACAAGTTCTTCGTTTTCAGGATCGGCCATTACCTTAGCAAGTGCATCACCATAAGACTCACCAGTTTCAACCTGGATAGCCTTAGCCTTATTAGTAAGTTCAGTTGCAGCAGAAGCACCATCAGTCGTAACTTCCTTACCACGAGTTGAACCAAGCTCGCGATAATCTACGATTGCATTTCCAGATGCAACGTTATCAAGGAGCGATGAAAGATCATCATGCGTCATAAGACCATCTGCAATCTTAAGATGCATTTCCTCAACCTGAGTAAGTGCAAGACCTGAAAAACCAAGACCAGTCTCAGCACCTTCATCAGTTGAGAATCTTTCATACTGAGCAGCGAACATCTTTGCTGCATCCTTGCGACGACCTGCACGCATTTCAGCCATTTCTGCACGATCTGCCTTAAGCTGAGAAGCGATTTCTGGATACTGCTTCTCAAACTCAGGAGTAAGAATCGGTGCAGGATCATTTACATCAGGCGTTGGTGCCGGATTAGTTTCACGAATTCCGGCGATTGCGGCAAGAACGTCATCAGACGTTGCATCCTCACTGAGTTCTAGAGACTCTAGAATCTCGGGAGTAAGCTCCGGCATTTTGACTCCTACCTGTCGTGGTACAACAGCTTGTGATTTACCCTTTGAACTAAAAACTTCTTGCAAGAAATTCTCAGATACACTACGAATTGTCTTTACTCCATCGACCATACCTTTCTCAAGGGCCGAACGAGATTTATAAACACGTCCTTTGCCGTAGTTTTCAGTTACATCTTCCACGGATACTCCACGTCCGCGGGCTACGGCAGAAGTAAATTCGCCGTAGATTTCGGTCATTTGTTCCATCACAATTTCTCGAGCTTTATCACTCAATGGTAGTGCTGGATGACCGATACCTTTGTTCTCACCAACAGTGAGAACAGTTCGCTTAATTCCTTCCTTTGCATCCTGACCCGATTCGTCAGTATGTACGGAAATAACTCCAATTGAGCCTACCGTACCAGAAGGAGTCATGAAAAGTTTTTCAGCCTGTGAACCTAGATAGTATGCTCCACTGGCCGCCTGAGAGTTCGCAATGGCCCAAATAGGTTTCTTTCCAGACTGACGTGCTTCCCAAATTGCGTCAGCACCTTCTTGCATCATTGTAGCAGAACCACCAGGAGAATCGATATCGAGAAGAATCCCCCGAACATTATCCTCAGCCATTAATGAATCTAGATCATTCATCATTGCTGAAACGGAAGTTCCACCACTAAACTCAGTAAGAAGATTTGCTTTGGGAAAAATTGAACCATGAATAGGGAGTACAGCAATACCTGGCTGTTCAGGTAAATCCAGATGGTTTCTTGATCCGCCTTTTTCCCTAAGTTCTTCGAGCTGCTCAAGGGAAAGAGAATCGCCTTCAATCTTACGATCAAGAATTCCGAGGATTGACTGTAAACCATCTTCTGTGATGAGCCAGGGTACTCCATAAACATGATTTAAAACGTTGTCGTATTTTTTCATTATTTCTTTCCCTTGCGATGCTTGCTAGCTTGAATTGCTCTACCCTGTCTCGCTGCTTTTGCCTTTGCTCCCTTACCTCTGTACAACTTACCCTTGCTACCGTACTTATAACCACCACCTGTTTTCCTAACAGGCA